CGAAGAACGGGAAGTCATATTCACACCAAATCCGGGGCCGCAAACAGAATTTTTGGCGGCATCAGAAAGAGAAGTCTTGTACGGCGGGGCTGCCGGGGGTGGAAAAAGCTACGGGCTACTCGCAGATCCCCTACGATATTTTGCTGTACCTGATTTCAACGGACTCATCCTTAGACGGACGAATGACGAACTCCGTGAATTGGTCTGGAAGAGCCAAGAGTTATATCCGAAAGCGTACCCGGGAGCGAAATGGGCGGAGAAGAAAAGCCAATGGACATTCCCTAGTGGAGCCAAATTATGGATGACTTATCTAGAACGAGATGAAGACGTTCTAAGATACCAAGGTCAGGCGTTTAGTTATATCGGAGTGGACGAACTCACCCAATATGCCACCCCATTTTCGTGGCAATATCTTCGATCACGGCTTCGTACAACTAACCCTGACTTGCCGGTATTTCTGCGAGCCACAAGCAATCCGGGCGGCCCCGGGCATCAGTGGGTAAAGAAGGCTTTTGTAGACCCAGCCCCGGCGGGTAAAGCATTCGATGCTACGGACATTGAGTCGGGTGAAGTGCTTAGGTACCCGAATAATCACGAGAAGGCGGGGCAACCATTATTTCGGCGTAGGTTTATCCCGGCCACACTGAAGGATAATCCATACCTCTACGATGAGGGAACTTACGAAGCTAACCTTTTATCATTACCAGAAACGCAGCGTAGGCAATTGCTACAAGGGGATTGGGCAGTAGCGGATGGGGCAGCGTTTAGTGAATTTAGGTTAGACATTCACACTTGTGAGCCGTTTGATATCCCCGACGATTGGATGAGGTTCCGGGCCTGCGATTATGGGTACAGTTCATGGAGTTCGGTACATTGGTTTGCGGTCGATCCGAGCTACGACACTCTGTACCTGTACCGTGAACTCTACGTTAGCAAACACACGGGTCGGGACTTAGCTAGAGCAGTCTTGGAGGCGGAAAGAGGCGATAGAATACAATACGGTGTTCTTGACTCGAGTTGCTGGCACCAACGGGGGCAAGTGGGCCCCAGCATAGCTGAAGAAATGATCTCCGAAGGTTGTCGTTGGCGTCCGTCAGACCGAAGTGCCGGGGCTCGGGTAGCGGGGAAAAACCGCATACACGAATTACTAAAAGTAGATGAAATCACTGAAATGCCGGGGCTTGTTATCTTTAACACTAGCCGACAGATTATAGCGGATTTACCTACGATACCGTCCTGCCCCAAAGGCACAGATGATATAGATAAACGCTTCGCTTCCGACCACACTTATGACTGCTTACGCTACGGCGCAATGAGCAGACCTCGAGCCTTCAGCCCCTTTGATATGGGACAAGGCATACCCACAAAGCGGTGGGCTCCCGCTGATTCAGTATTTGGATATTAAATATGGCATTGATGGATAAACCTACCAACTTAAACCCCGAAGACGCTACTGATACTGATACAGTAGTGGCACTGGATGAAGATGGTAACGTAGAAGAAGAGAATATAGAATACTCGGGCGTAGTAGCGTTTGTTAATAGCCAATTCAGCCGAGCCAAAGATAACCGCTTAACTGATGAGACTCGGTGGCTGGATAGTTACCGGAACTACCGGGGTATATACGGCGAAGATGTACAATTTACTTCCACGGAAAAATCACAAGCATTTATAAAAATTACTAAGACGAAAGTACTGGCGGCCTACGCACAGGTGGTTGATGTGTTGTACGCCGGTAGCAAATTCCCAATTGGTATTGAGGCTCGTAAGTTCCCCAATAACGTAGCGGATGCAGTCCATTATGATCCCAAGGCACTGACGGACGAGAAGATTAAAGAGAAGGCCGAGGTAGATTACCAAGTGCCTCGGAATATTGCCCGGCCTGAGATTGCCAAGGATCTAGGCCTATACAAAGAACGCTTGGAGCCCATCAAAGATGATTTGGAGATGGGTGCGGGAACGAATCCGGGCTCTATTACATTTGAGCCAGCTAAGGCGGCGGCCCAGAAGCTTGAGAAAAGAATGCACGACCAGCTTGAGGCGACTAATGCCTCTAAGCATCTGCGGTCTACTGCATTCGAAGCCTGCCTCTTTGGTACTGGTCTGCTTAAAGGGCCCTTTGCAACGAATAAGGAATATCCTCGGTGGGATTCAGACGGTAACTACGATCCCTTGTTTGAGACCGTGCCTAATATTGAATATGTAAGTATTTGGGACTTTTACCCGGACCCGGATGCCCGGAATATGTCTGAAGCGGAGTATACGGTACAACGGCACAGACTAAACCGTACGCAAATGCGTACGCTAAAGAAGCGGCCTCATTTCAGAGACGAAAGCATTGAGCTGGCGATTGATTTTGGCCCATCTTATATGCGGGAGTATTGGGAAGACACGTTAGAAGATAGCTCGTCACAAGGAGCCATCGATCGGTATGAGGTGCTTGAATATTGGGGCGTTTTGGATGCGGAATTAGCTGAAGAAGCTGAGATCGAAATGCCTCCAGAGTTGGCTGAGATGGATCAGATCCAAGTCAATGCATGGGTGTGTAATGGACAAATCCTACGTCTGGTTTTGAATCCCTTCACCCCGATGCGTATACCATACCATGCGGTGCCCTACGAGTTGTCTCCCTATTCTTTCTTTGGAATTGGTGTGGCCGAAAACATGGTAGATACGCAATTGCTGATGAATGGCTTTATGCGGATGGCTGTGGATAATGCAGCCTTATCTGGCAACTTAATTTTTGAGGTTGATGAAACGAACTTGGTCCCGGGGCAGGATATGGACATATACCCCGGCAAAATTTTCCGCAGGCAGGCGGGTGCGCCGGGCCAAGCCATCTTTTCGACTTCGGCTAAGAACACGTCTCAAGAGAATTTGGCAATGTTCGACAAGAGCCGACAGCTTGCGGATGAGGCGACCGGCATTCCTTCGTATAGTCACGGCTCGGGGGCCGTGGGTGGCATAGGTCGTACTGCCTCGGGCATGAGCATGATGCTTGGTGCGTCTGCCCAAAACATCAAAGCCGTGGTTAGAAATATAGATGATTATCTTCTCGCCCCACTCGGCAAAGCTCTATTCAGCTTTAACATGCAATTCCTTTTTGACGAGGATTTTGTAGGAGACTTAGACGTTAAGGCTCGGGGTACTGAAAGTCTGATGCGTAACGAGATACGCAGCCAACGCTTGATTCAATTTATGCAGATGACTGCGGCAAACCCGGCGATGGCTCCGTTTGTTAAGTATGATTATATTCTACGGGAGATGGCGGCCAGCATGGATCTTGATGAAGACAAGATCTTAAATGACCAGCGTGAGGCAATCATTCAAGCTAAAATGATGTCGGAGATTCAGGCGATGATGCCTGAACAACCGCCACAACCAGAGGCTCCACAAGGAGCCCCGGCTGCAGAAGATCCTACCGGTAATGGTGGGGCTAATATAGCACCCGGCGCAGCTCCAGAACCGGGGGCGGCTGGCTTCACTGGCTCTGGTGGGGGTGCAAATGGTGGCAATGTGCCACCTCAAGATCCACAGGTACCCATTCAATAATGGATAAACAGTTTTATCGTTCTCTTCTTATTTTGGTTAACGACCGAGATACGATGCAGAGAGTGCACGAATACGCCGATACTCGAATAAGCATTCTTCGGGATCAGCTTGAAAACACAAAATCACACGAGCGGTTATTAGAAATTCAGGGCTCCATAGCCGAGCTACGCCGCATTCGAACATTGCGTGACGAAGTAATTAAAGGGGCAGAATAGTGGCTGAAGAAGAAGCAAAGTTAGATAGCTATACCCCGACTCCACGGGAAAACCTACGGTACAAGTTGGCGGATTGGCTTAGTTCCACGCTAGACGATGACCGCCCCGGGTTTCTTGGGATTGATCCTTATAAGGCTAATCGTTTTGCGGGGAGAGTAACTGGTGTTGAAAACGCTTCTGATGGTAGCGGCGGGGTTGGCCTCGCTGATTTTAGCCCTGTATCTCCTTTTCTTGCCGGACCCGAAATCAAAAGAGATTTCCAAAAAGCCCGAGCCACAGACGACAAACACGGAAT